ACACAAGACTTAATGGGGTACTGCACCCTAAGTATAATCAATGTGTTACTCGTACAACTAGACTATCGTCTTCTGACCCTAACTTTCAGAATCAACCTAGAGGAAACACATTTCCGGTTCGTGCCGTAGTTATCTCTAGATTTGAAGGAGGAAAGATACTACAAGCAGACTATAGTCAATTGGAGTTTAGAGTTGCCGCTCAGCTATGTGGTGACGCTAACATGCGTAAAGATATCCTTGATGGAAGTGATGTCCATAGATACACGGCATCAATCATCTACAACAAGAGAGAAGAGGATGTCACTAAAGACGAACGTACTTCAGCTAAGGCGCATACGTTCAAACCACTATACGGAGGGGTTACTGGTGCGCCAAATGAAACGGCGTATTATAAAGCTTTCGTAGATAAGTACCCAAAACTAGGAGAATGGCATGAAAATATACAAACTGAAGCTATATCGACAGGTATTGTTGCTCTGTATACTGGTCAGCAATTTGCTTTTCCAGATACTAGACGGCTTGCTAGTGGTATTGCGTCGAATGCACCCGCAATCAAGAACTACCCTGTACAAGGTCTCGCAGGTGGTTGCATCATGCCGTTGGCACTTATTAAACTACAACATCAGATTAACGTCAAAAAGTTACGCTCTCTTATTATTAATACGGTCCATGACTCCGTTGTAATTGATGTATTTCCTGGAGAGGAAGATATTGTAGCAGAAATTGCTTATAAATCTATGACAGGAGTTACAGATTTATTTGAGAATATGTACAATGTTAAATGGACAGTTCCTCTTGAGGTGGACATTGAGATTGGAAAAGACTGGCTTAATATGAAAGAAAAAAATATATACTGTTGACATACCAAACATTATAGTGTAAAACATAGAAATCTAAATTAATTATAAGGAGAAAAACTTAAATGAATAGTTTACCTACAATAAAAAAAGATATAAATTTCAATGACATAGCAGATGTTATTGGACAAACTACAATGGACGGGCCAAGTATGGCTCACTCTACTTTAAAAATAAATAGAGACCACGAAGATGATAATGGGAGACAAATCCCTGCAGGCTCTTGGACTACAATGCATGGAAGTGATGATGTGTATTCTAAAGATGTAAAATTACAAATATTCCTACAGAGATTTCAGTATCAACAATATGACCCCGACGCAGGTGAAACAGTTAACAAGTCAATTATGGCTAAAAATCTTTTTCCTAACACAGAGATTCCAGATTGTCTTGGTACTATGCGTTGTGGTTCTGTGCCTCTTGCTAAACGAGAGTCACTAACTGGAGCAGATGCTATCCGCCAAAAGCAAACATCATGTTACAGAATGTTATATGGTAAAGCATTCCTAGCAAATACGGTAGATGCTGATGGTAAAGATGTTGGGGATATCACTGTTCCTGTTCTTTGGAGAGCCAGAGGAGCAAACTTTATGCCCTTATCTGAGACGTTGGATTCTTTGTCTGCACAGAAAAAACCTTTTCTTTTTTACAAGTTAAGTGCTACTCTTAACAAAAAGAAGAAAGGTAGTAATGTGTATTATGTAGCAGAGTTTAATGTGGATAAGGATGCCGTGGATTTTACCTCTGATGACCAAGAACTACTACACTATTTTTCTGATTTAGTAGATAAGGAAAATAGATATGTCATGTCTCAATATGACAAAGCCTTACAAGATAAAGGTATAGTTATTGATGTTACAGATGACACCACTATAGTTGACACTACCATAGCCGACATAGATGGTGCGTTAGATGATGATTTGGATAATCCTGATTTATTGATTAGCTAATGAATATTCATCAAGCAAAACTATTATCTTTCTTGTCGAAAGCAGCAAATGAGGGGGTAGAAATGCCCTCTCAACTGCTAGATGAATTTTCTACTTTAGCTAGAAAAGCTTTAGAAAAACACTTCTCTGAAAAAGATGAAGAAGGCTTTAGACTTAGAATGAGCAATGCAGGCAAACCGCTGTGTCAATTACAGATGCAAGCTAAGAATACTGAAGAAGAACCTAAAGATTATAGTTTTAAAATGCGTATGATTATAGGGGACATTTTAGAAGCTGTATTAATTACACTTATAAAAGCATCTGGAATAGAAGTAAAAAATATACACAAAAAAGTAGAGTTAAAAAACAAAGACATGAATATTAAAGGAGAATTTGATATTGAATTATCAGATGGTATTTATGATATAAAAACTGTATCGCCTTATGCGTTTGACCATAAATTTAATTCAGATAATGCTTTTGAAAATATAAAAAGTAGTGATACATTTGGTTACGTAACGCAAGGCTATGGGTATGGAGAAGCCGCAAAGTTACCATTTAAAGGTTGGATAGCTATAAATAAATCAACAGGTCAAATAAATTTTGCTGAAGCTCCAGATAACGCTAAAGAAAAGAAAGAGGTGTTAAATGCTATCAAAGAAACTCATAGGTCCATTTATAATGGAAAACCTTTTAAGAGATGTTTCTCCGACATTGAAGAGACTTATTATTCAAAGCCTACAGGAAACAGAGTCCTTGGATTTGAGTGCTCTTATTGTCCCTTTAAACTCTCCTGTTGGAAAGACTTGGAGTTCAAAAGACAGCTCTCAAGTAAAGGAAGAAATCCAAAGTGGGTTTGGTATACGCACATATCTGATGAGTGGCGTAAATCTGCAGATTAAATATGGAGATAGCAATGTCAAGAATTTTAAACTCAAAAGGTACGAAGCGGAAGAGTTCCTACAGCAAGTCAACAAAGGGGAGTCTTTTCCGTGCATCCGCAGTGAAAACACCTGCACGTACATCCCAATCAAAACTGTTACAGAAATCAGAGTTGAAGAAGAAGATGTCGCCGAGGACATCAAAAGCAAAAGGAAGACGACTTCAAACTTGGGTAGCTGACAAGTTACTTTCTGTATTTAAAAATTTAACGACACTTGATGTTCGTTCAACACCGATGGGAGTTAATGGAGTAGATGTACAATTATCAACTGCCGCTTTTAAAAAGTTTTCTTACGACATAGAATGCAAAAATACAGAGAGAACTAAAACAATATATAATTATTATGAACAAGCAATTTCACACAATAACAAAGGTGAGCCTTTATTAATAATAAAAATGAATAGACAAAAACCTTTGGCAATAGTAGATGCCGAACATTTTATAGAGATGGTCTCATGCAAAAACTTAAAACAGTAACTTTAGCTGAAGGTGATTCAGTTTTAATAGTAAGAAATTTAAAAACTGAAGAAGCTTACGATGTAGAGTTAGTTCACAATTTTTCAGAAAATGTAGATTCTCGTGAAGATGAAATATCTTTTTACACTTTACTCTTGCGTGGCATGGCACATTATGCTATGAATAACCCAGAGCTACTAATAGAGCAAGGACAATTAAGTTTTAATAAAGATTTTAAGCAATTACATACCATACACTAGGAGAAGATATGAATAGTCAGTTAAGTTTTAAAGGTATATATACAGAGGATGCATTTACCCCTAATATGCATGATGAAGTTAATGAACCCCCACATTATAATCACGGTAATATTCAATGTATAGATGCTATGAGAGAGATGTTAGGCGAGGGGTTTGATTATTATTTACAAGGTGCTATATTTAAGTATCTGTGGAGATATCGTTATAAAGGTAAGCCAGAGCAAGACTTACAGAAAGCACATTGGTATCTTGAATTATTACTAGAAACTGTTAGGACCAAGTATGGCGGACAAAACGGTAAAGGTTAAAATAAAAATTATAGCTAATGTAGACTTAGATGAGTTCACACCAGATAAGGAAGAACTACCAATATTATTAGAAGAAACAATCGAAGATATGTTCCATGAACATTCTGGATTAGAATCAAAAGATGTAAGCGTAAGTTATTAAAGGAGACAAGTATGAATAACGCATTACCAACAGACTACCAAAATTTTATAGCTATTTCACGCTATGCACGTTGGATGGATGACCAACAACGCAGGGAAACATGGAGTGAAACGGTAACTAGATATGTAGATTTTATATCTAGTAAAGCTAACATAGACCAAAAAACAACCCAACAAATATGGGATGCTATATATGGTCTGCAAGTAATGCCGAGTATGAGAGCCTTGATGACAGCTGGCCCAGCTCTAGAAAGAGATAATACAGCTGGGTATAATTGTGCTTATCTACCTGTTGATGATATGAAATCATTTGATGAAGCTATGTATGTTTTACTTTGTGGAACTGGTGTAGGATTCTCTGTAGAAAGAGACAAAATAAATAAGTTA